CCTCGGGTGTCTTCAAGTCTGAGCTTCAATATGCTCGCGGCGTCCGCGATGGCAGCATCAAGGATAGCAGTACCCTTCCGGTTCTCTATGAGTTTCCGGAGGAGATGCAGACAAGCGACAAGAAGCCTTGGAAAGATCCGAAGAACTGGCACATGGTGCTGCCAAATCTGGGCCGTTCAATCACTCTCGATCGACTGATCGAAGAATGGCAGACAGCCCAGAAAAAGGGCGAAGAGGAAGAGCGCCGCTGGGCCAGTCAGCATCTGAATGTTGAAATTGGCCTTGCGCTGCACTCCGATCGCTGGATCGGCGCGGATTATTGGGAAGCCGCCGCCGATAAACGCATCACGCTTCAGTATCTGATCGATGAATGCGACGTCATTGCCGTGGGTGGTGACGTTGGTGGACTTCTCGATCTTTGGGGACTGGCGGCAATTGGTCGACACAAGGTGACAAGGCGCTGGCTGCTCTGGGCAAAAGCCTGGGCGCAACCCTCCGTTCTCACTCGCCACCCGGAGATCGTCGAGAAGCTCAACGACTTCGAGCGAGATGGTGACCTGGTCATCTGCAAGCGCGTCACTCAGGATGTCGAGGAAGCCGCCGCAATCATTGCCAGCCTGCGCGATGCGGGAAAGCTGCCAGAGGTTGGTGCGGTCGGCCTTGACCCGAACGGTGTCACAGCGCTGCTGGAAGAGCTTGCCGGATATTCGATCGTCGATCCGATGGTGAAGGCGGTTTCGCAGGGTTACAAACTCTCGGCCTCAATCTTCGGCATCGAACGAAAACTGGCTGACGGCACAATGAAGCATTGCGGCTCTGGCCTACTCAACTGGTGTGTTCAGAACGCCCGCGCCGAACAGCGCGGCAGCAATATCTATATCGAGAAGAAAACGGCCAGCTCCAAGATAGACCCCTTGGTTGCGGCCTTCAACGCTGGCGAGCTGATGGGAAGAAACCCGGAGGCGAACGGTCCGTCGGTTTATGAAACTCGCGGCATAAGGATGGTTTGACGTGGGTTTTCTCGGGAAGTTGTTCGGATCCTTCGCATCAGACGTGCAGGCAGCGCAGCCAAGAGCGGATTCGGGCGGAACCGGTTATGTGACCTATTCGCTTGACGATCCGCGCCTTCTGGAATTTCTGCGCACCGGTCATGAGTCTGGTTCTGGCGCCACGGTCACTGTCGAAACAGCCATGCGTAATACGTCGCTGTTTCGTGCTTTCAGCCTGATATCGAATGCGATCGGCATGCTGCCGTTTCAGCTTATCGATGAGGATACAAAGGAAAAGGCAACCGATCATCCTCTCTACCGGGTGCTGCATCGCCAGCCGAACAACTGGCAAACGGCATTCGATTTCCGAGTACTGATGCAGCTGCGGGCCTTGGCTCACGGGAATGCGTACGCCCTGATCATCAGGAGCCAAAACATCAAAACAGGCCGTCGCGCCGTGTCTCGCCTGATCCCGCTGGATCCGGAAAGGGTTACACCCATCCAGAACCCGGACTGGTCGGTCAGCTATCGATATCAGCCCAAGTCTGGCGGTCAGAAAATTTATGCCGGTGAAGATATTTTCCACCTTCGCGGCATCTCCATCGACGGCATCAACGGCATCTCGCTCGTAAAGCAGGCCAGAGACGCTATCGGAATTGCTCTTTCCGCTGAACTTGCAGCGGCCCGAATATTCAAGAACGGCTCCATGGTGGGTGGAGCACTGGAGCATCCCGGCAAGCTTTCTGATGAGGCTTTCGAGCGCCTGAAATCCTCTCTCGCCGAAAAAGAGGGCGCAGAGAACGCCGGTAAAAACATGATCCTCGAAGAGGGTCTGAAATACAGCAAACTCGATACCAACGCCAAAGATTCGCAGCTGATCGAAGCTCGCAAGATGCAGGTTGAAGAAATTGCTCGCGTGACCGGTGTTCCTCGTCCGCTTCTGATGGTGGATGAGACGAGCTGGGGATCCGGTATCGAGGCTCTAGGGCGGTTCTTTGTTCAATACGCGCTCGGACCGTGGTTCGAAAGCTGGCAGCAGGCAGCGGAGCGCAGCCTTCTCGAAGAAAGCGAACGGGATCGATATTCCGCGAAATTCAATCCGGGCGCATTGCTTCGTGGATCGATGAAAGATCAGGCGGATTTCTTCGCCAAGGCGCTCGGCGCTGGCGGTGCACCTGGCTGGCTCTCGCAGAATGAAGTCCGCGACCTCTCGGATTATCCGGAAACACCAGATGGAGACACGGTCAGTAAAGGCACCGCAAGTGCCGCTGCCCCAAAGGAGACACGCGACAATGAGACATGACCAATGCACGCGCGTCTTTGCCAAGGCTCGACCAGGCGCATTGCCAATCCCCGCAAATCGCGAGGTATCGGCTCTTACGAAACCGAGCGTTTTCGACAAGTGGGCTTTGGAATCGGCAGGTGTCCGCGCCGTCGATCAGGGTGACAATGTCATCACGATGTTTGAAGCTATCGGCGAGGACTATTGGTCTGGCGGTGGCGTCACAGCGAAAAAGATTGCGGCGCAGCTGCGCGCAATCGGCCCGCGTCCGATTGAGGTCCAGATTAACAGCCCTGGCGGCGACATGTTCGAAGGGATCGCGATTTATAATGTTCTGCGGGAACACTCGCAGCCCATCACGATCAAGATCATGGGTATGGCTGCGTCCGCTGCATCGATCATCGCCATGGCTGGCGACACCATCCATATTGGGGCTGCCTCCTTCGTCATGATCCATAATTGCTGGGTCGTGGCTGTCGGCAACAGGCACGATATGCGGGAGACCAGCGAATGGCTTGAGCCGTTCGATCAGGCGATGGTCGATCTCTACGCGGCCCGTTCTGGTCGAGATCCGAAGGAGATCGCGAAATGGATGGATTCAGAAACCTACATGTCTGGATCCCAGGCGATCGAACGCGGATTTGCTGATGGCCTTCTCGCCTCGGATGCCATGGTGGTCGACGAGGACGCAAAAGCAAATGACCAGTCGGTCAATGAGCTTCGGGCAACCGAGATATCACTCGTATCAGCGGGCATGACGCGCTCTGAGGCACGCGCTCGCATTAACAAGATCAAGGGCACGCCTGGCGCTGCCACTGAAGCCACGCCGGGCGCTGGCGACGATGAATGGGCCGGTATTGCCGCGCTCTCTGCTTTACTCAAATCATAGGAGCTTCGAGATGAAGCGAATTTTCACGCTCGTGGCGATCGTCGCCACGGCCTGCCTGACTGCTGCCAATGCCTACGCCATGGGCGAAATCGTCCAAGCCGCAGCGGCAGTTCCAGCGATGCTTCCGGCTGCTCTTGTTGCCGGCGCATTCGCCCTCGCCAATCCGCTCGCTGCCCGCCCACGCGCCGTAACCGCTGCGCCTCGGGCCGACGCGTCTGATCCGAAGAAGATGCTCGCCGACCTCACGAAGGCCTTCGAGGATTTCAAGGCGGCGAACGACGAAAAGCTGAAAGCGAAAACCGACGATGTCGTCGTCAATGAGAAAGTCGAGCGCATCAACACCGCTGTCGGCGATCTCCAGACGAACTTTCAGAAAGCTATCGACGACCTCAATGCCAAGCTGGCCGCTGCGGACATCGGGTCCGGCGTCATTGGTGATATTCCTGCCGACCCCGAATATGTCGACGCCTTCAAGGCACATATGCGCAAGGGCGATGTAAAGTCAGCGATGACGAAAGGCGTTGCCGAGGACGGTGGCTATCTCGCTCCCGTTGAATGGGACCGCACCATCACCGGCAAGCTGAAGCTTGTTTCTCCCATCCGCGCCAATGCGCGTGTGATTTCGATTACGGGTGCCGGCTTCAAGAAGCTGTTTACCGACCGTGCCATCGGTTCCGGCTGGGTCGGTGAAACTGCCGCGCGGCCTGCGACCTCTACGCCGCAGATCGGTCAGCTGGATTTCCCGCTCGGAGAAATCTACGCCAACCCGGCTATCTCCCAGCAGCTGCTCGACGATTCCGCGATCAACCTGGAGGAATGGCTCGGCGCCGAGGTGGATACCGAGTTTGCCCGCCAGGAAGGTATCGCCTTTCTTTCCGGTGATGGTGTCAACAAGCCGCACGGTGTCCTCACTTACGTGACCGGCGCTGCCAACGCTGCGCGCCACCCCTGGGGTGCCATTGAGGTGATCAACAGCGGTTCTGCTGCTGCCCTCACGTCGGATGGGTTTATTGACCTGTTCTACTCGATCCCGGCTGTCTATCGGCAGAACGCCAAGCTGTTCACGGGCCGACTTGCTCAGGCCTCCATGCGCAAGCTGAAGGATGGGCAGGGCAATTATCTCTGGCAGCCTTCCTTTGCCGCAGGCCAGCCCGCAACGCTTGCGGGCGAGTCGATCGTCGAGATCCCGGACATGCCGAACGTGGCTGCAAACGCGATTGCCGCGCTCTACGGCGACATGGAGGCAACGTACCTGGTTGTCGATCGCGTTGGCATCCGCGTGTTGCGCGACCCATTCACCAACAAGCCGTTCGTGCACTTCTATACGACGAAGCGCGTCGGCGGCGGCGTGTACAATCCGGAGCCCATGCGCGCGCTCAAGATCGCCGTGAACCCTTAAGCAGCGTGGGCGGCAGATTTGTCTGCCGCCTTTCACCCTGACCTCAACGGAGGATAGCGAAATGGCTACCAAAAATACCTCTACCGGCAAGGCTGTCACGGCAA